ATAGGTATTGATTACCCTAATTTTCAGTTTGGCGGTGCAGATTCGTGCTACTGGGTTTGGTAGGTATGGCGATCCATTTTGATCAATTAACTCAAAGAAAGGCTCCCCATCACGGGAAGCAGTCTCAAAAGTAACCCTTTTCCAACGATTTGCGGGGGTTGGGTCGTATCTGTATTCAAGCCAATGAATCTCCACACCCCATTTTTCCCCACAATCATGGACAAACTGAAGGGTGGCTTCTTCTTCCTTGCCTGTATTGGCAAAGCAGACAATTGCTTCCTCTGGCAGGCTCATCTGGTGAGCCTCTAAGATGCGGTAAAGCATATAGGCAGAGGTTCTGCCACCTGAAAAACTGATGCAGGTTGGCTCTTTTATGATAAACGGGTTCATTTTTTAACCTTTTTCTTTGCTACTTTGAGGATATGTAAACGCTGATATTGCTTAATGGCATCTTCAGGGACAACTCTCTCTTGCGTTGTGAATCGGTGCTGATTTCCACATTCTCTGCGCCTTGTATAGCCGAAAATGGTTGATTCTCTGCTTTCTTTGATTGTTGTCCAAGCACCACAAGTAGGGCATTTCATGGTTTGTCTTTCAACTTATTCATTCTGAGGCGTAAATCAGCCACAAATGGCTTCCCACGCTTCTTTTCCATATCGTCTATCGTGTTCGCCCACCATGTAGAGGCTTTGTGTTTCCCCAAGGTCTTCATCTTGTCTATGTATCGTCTTTTCCATTCCATCGCTAGACACCACAAAATCTCCTCTTGTGTCTCCGCAGACCCATAGTGCTTGATTAACCTCGCTAGGTAGGCAGAGGAATCCTCGTTTTTGTCTATCAAGTATTTCATGTGCTTGTAGTCTAGTCATTTTTCTATCACCCATCCAGCAAACTCCCCCATTCTAAAAAACTGTTTAGCGTTTCCAAGTAAAGAAACGTCAATAGGAATTTGTATACCAGCCAATGACATTTCTTTTATCAATACATCTTCAGGCTTTGCGCCTTGTAACAATTTAAAGTGCATTGTTAATCTTTTTAGGACTGTTGAAAAATATCCTAAATGATCAGACACTTTATCAACAACGATAACTATCCCACCATCTTCACAAGAATTTTTAATTCTTTCAAGCAAATCTTTTCTTTGATTAACTGGAATAAACATTAAAGTTAAAAAAAGTATATAAACTTTTGCTACTGGTAACCTAATATTTGTTACATCTGAATCTACAAGTTCAATGCAAGATTCATTTTCATATTTGCATTTTAATTTTTCAAACATTGATTCGCTTTTTTCTATTGCAGTTATGTAGCATGAACGCTCTTGAACCAATGGCAATATTTTGTCTATCATGTTTCCAGTAGATGAGCCAATATCTACAACAGTATCGTTTTCAGATAAATAGTTTTTTATTATGTAAGCAACTGATTCGGTAACCATGTCATACCAAGGAAGTTGCTCTCTTACATGGTTGTCAAATGTGTTTGCTATTTCTTGAGTTTCAAATGTCCATGATTTCATTTTGGTAACCTTTTTGCAATTTCATAAATAACATTGATAGTGACAGCACGACCACATCTTTCATATCGTTGAGCATCACCTACTAAAGACCCATCCGCATACCACTTTGTCCAGTTATCGGGAAGTGATTGCAACCTTTCACATTCAAGTGGAGTAAGTTTTCTAAGGTTAGAGCCTACCAAGACACCATGCCTGTCTTGTGCGGTAACAGTAAATGCGGGTTCGTTATGGTCTTTAATTTGCCTTCCATTTTGGCGTTTTTCTTTTCTATCAGGCGTTAAGACCGCTTTTACTGTTTCTGTTATGTATGGAACATTGTTTCCACCAGTTCCCATATTTGCGGTCAATGTCGGGGCATAATCGCCTTTTATGTCTCTAAAATGATTTCTTCTCCAATGGGTTGCCCGAACAAGTCCATCTGGTTTAGTTGTTCCTTCGTCAATGACTGCTCTTGTTCCCCCGCCTTTGTAATAGTGTGCGTCAAGCGTTGGTAAATAACTTGTCCGAATCCGTTGCCCTTCTCCTTGTGCTTGTTCGCTCTCTCCGTCATTCTCTGAAAAGCACCTTCCGATAGGAAATACTTTTGGTCTGGGTTTTCCTCTAAGATGTCCGACAATAAAGATTCGTTCCCTATTCTGTGGGACTCCGAAATTCTTGCTGTTAACACATTCCCATTGCAAGTCATACCCCAATTCATCCAAACTTGCGAGGATAACTCCAAAGGTTCTTCCTCCGTCATGGTTGAGGAGTCCCTTAACATTTTCAAGGAATACATATGGGATTCTTTTACTACTGAGGATTCGACAGATTTCAAAAAAGAGTGTGCCTCGTGTATCTTCTGTTCCAAACCCTGTTCGTCTTCCAGCAACTGAAAAAGTTGCACACGGAAATCCTCCGCAGAGTAAATCGGCTTCGGGGATTTCATCAGGCTGAATTGTTCTGATGTCTCTTCCATCTGGTTTGTGCTTGAAATTATGCTCATAAATACTCCTTGGTTTTTCTAAAAATTCATTAGCCCATACACATTCGTGACCAGCCCTTTCAAGACCTAAACGAAAGCCACCTATTCCTGCAAATAATTCAATAAATCTCATTTGCGTAACCTTTCCAAAGCCAATTTAATCTCAGGTGGCATCGGAACACCTTCTTTGAGTTTTTGCTCAACAGCAATAAGTGCTGGATCACGCTCGAATCTGCTTGGCACAGTCGTAAACACTTGATCTGCTTTGTTCACAGGGGCTTGATTCTGACTTCTTACCCAATTACGCCATGTAGCAAACCAATCTAACTTTACCCCTTGTTGTCCAGCCTTGGCTACCCAATAGTCTTTGAATGTCTCAAACACTTTAGACGGGTTAAGGTCAGGTCTATCTTGTTTGCAAAAGTCTTTCCAATCTTCTGTTAAACAAAAATCTGGTGAGAGGCGTGAGCCTCTTGTGCTCTCTACCTTTGGTTTATGGTTAATGGTTATTGGTTCTTGGTTAGGGTTAACTTTGGAAACCATTTGGGTTTCTTCTGGGTTTGATTTAGGTCTACCACCAAGTTTGCCAACCTCTCTATTCCTTTGTGCTTTAGCCTGATAAGCCATGATTGTTTCGTCACATCTTTTGTGATACCAAAAATCAGACTCTTTGTTGAAAGCAAAAAACTCTTCAAGAACTGTTTGCACAATGTCTTCATGTTCAGACATTCTTATCCTTCTGGAAACCTCGTGGGTTCTATTTGGGATAGGCTTTTCACTTGTGTAATACAAGTCAAGTAACCGCCTAAAGGCCAAATCTTCAATTATTGATAGATGAGCAGTATCGTGAATGTAATCACTCACATGAAAAGAATAATAGTGCATCGAATTTTCCCTTTTTCAAGCACCTTTAGAAGAAACATAGGCAGGGGAAGGTGTAACCCTTTTCGATCTGCTCATGACTTCAGACCTAGCCTCGTTTCAAACTATTATAGATAAATTCGTGGGTAGCGCAAATGCTCACCAAATTTACTAGGATATTTCAGAAAGTCGTATGCACCTAGTCTGGCGCACGTTTGCTTTAACTCTTTACCATCGTAGAATTCAGTCGTAGTGCCGTTAGACATTTTGGTAGGGGTTGCTACGTTCTTTTTCTCATGCAAAGCCGCCAATCCAAAGCCCGTGATATGCCAAACATCCTCAATATTCATTACATAGCCGTAATTCTGCAAGTCATTGAGGTAATTCTCAAAGTGAACAGACACATTGCCAGCATTGTTGTCCCCATGCGTAAAGCCTTTTAAGGCACTGGGTTTGTGTTCTAGCCTTCTGAGCATCTGCTTGTGATAAGTCTTTAAGTACATAAAATCTCCTTGTTTTGTCAAGCAATGCTACCCTTAAATTTATTTAATAAACATAGGGTTTATCCTAGTATTCAAACATTTATTTTCATTGACAATTCATGCACCAACATAAGTTGGGTTACTAAACAGGAGTTAATGATGACAGTAAAACCAAGTGATTTTCAACATGAGATATGCGTCTATCTAGAGGGCGTTGGCGAGTGCTTAGTGTGCTTTGACATACTGACACCAGGCGATGAGTTAGACCCTGACCACAGCGATTCTTACGAGATCGACTTTAGTGTATTCGGTGAAGACAATTCCCATATTACTTACGACATCAGCAAAAGACACTACAACCGATGTGAGAACAAAGCAACAGATGAGATGCTTGACATCACTACTGCTTGGCACAAGGAATGGGAGGGTTCTGTATGACGGAACAGGAACTCACAGAATTAGTAAATGACTTGCGTTTCCAAGTCAACGCCCTGAAACAACGAGTGGAAGACATTGTTGTTATGACTGGGGCGAACACTAATGGCTATTACGATTTAAAAACAAAACTAACAGAAATAAGAAATGAAACTCAGAACCAGAAAGCAACTACAAATGACTAAGCATGAGATGATTAGTTTCTTACGCATGGCGGCAGTTGATGAGAACACCATCACCGCTATGTCCAACGCCTACGACATGGGTGTAGAGAACGAGCGAGATATCGCCTGTTCAGTAATCTTTGGCATGATCGATGACCACGCTAAAGCCCAATCAATAGTAGACACCATCCGAATAAGGGAGTGAAAGATGACGGATCAAGAAAAGTTAAATTCTGCTTTCCATGAACTTGATTATGAAGACGAACTGGCAGTCAATGTTGTGATGTATCAGACTGAAGCAGAGCATCTCAAAGCAGAGATTGCAGAGTTACACCGAATCCTTGCAGAGCATGAGTTGCAGTTGCGAATCAAGAACGAAATGATTGCAGAAATTCACAAAGTATTGGGGACGATATGAAAGTTAAACAAACATTTGAAGAAATCTTGGATAGCCATTCACAGGTCACTTTCTGTATGCATTGTTTTGCAAGAAAGAAATTTGATGAGCCGCAATGCTGTCCAGAGAGTGCTTTCATTCCATTAGAGAACTTTGAACATGAGTTTCAGATGGAAATAGCAAAGAGGTTATACGATGCTCAATGATTATTCAACATCTCTAATGAACATCGAAAGATCAGTGAAAACACTTAGTGAAATGTGCTTGAATAAGCAATATACTGGGTTCTATTCAGAAATTAACACCATCATTTCAAACCTGATTGGTCTTAGTCATTGGATAGGTCAAGAGCAAGTTAAACAAAGTCAATATTTAAACAGGAGTAAAGAATGAATGTATATCAAAAACTAAACAGAGCAAGAGCCGAGTTCCATGTCTCAGAAATCAAGAAATCAGGTCTAAACAAGTTTGCTGGTTACAAATATTTTGAACTAGCAGATTTTGTAATTCCTGCATTGGAAATATTTAACGAAGTAGGTCTTACTTCCATCATCCGATTTGGAAAAGACATTGCTGAGTTTATTGTTGTCAATACAGAAAAGCCTGACGAGATCATTGTTTTTACAAGCCCAATGTCTACTGCCGCACTCAAAGGTTGCCATGAAGTGCAAAACCTTGGTGCTGTGCAAACCTACATCACACGCTACTTGTGGGTGTCGGTGTTGCACATTGTTGAGCACGATGCTTTGGACGCTACAACAGGCTCTAAAGTGGTTGAAGAAGGCACTCCTGATGAAGGACGGATGCTTGACTATATTGCGGCTATCGAGGCCACCACAACAGTTGACGAGTTGAAGAACATCTACATCGAGGCATTTGCGGCTACTGATGGAAACAAGGCATGGCAGACCAAGATGATTGCCGCCAAAGATGCTAAGAAGAAGGAGTTGAAATGAGTAATATTCCAGCATTTCCTATCAAGGATTTTCCTTATCAAGAAACACATGATGGATTGTCTATGCGTGACTACTTTGCGGCCAAAGTGTTGCAGGGAGTCATGTCGAGCATAGAGATGGGTATCGTATTTTCTAAAGGCGATAAACCTCCATCAGATGAAATTGTTGAATCTTGCTACGCAATGGCAGACGCAATGATGAAAGCGAGGGAAGTATGAGTGACGAAATCATCCAAGGCACAGACGAATGGAAGATGCTCAGACTAGGCAAAGTTACTGCTAGTCGAGTAAAAGACATTGTTGCCACCACTAAATCAGGCTATTCAACAAGCAGAGACAAGTACATGACGCAGTTGTTGTTGGAGCGTCTGACAAACTCAGTAGCAGAATCGTATAGCAATGATGCAATGGTTTGGGGAACTGAGCAAGAACCCTTTGCCAGAGCCGCCTATGAGTCCAAGATAGGTGTATTGGTTGACGAGGTAGCGTTCGTTAACCATCCAACAATTGAGCAGTCAGGTGCATCTCCAGACGGGATTGTTGGCGAGGGCTTGGTTGAACTCAAATGCCCAATGAGCCACACACACTTGGAAAGCATTTTGGGTGGCATTGACGATCAATATAAAGTACAAGTGCAATGGCAGATGGCTTGCACAGGGGCTAAATGGACAGATTTGTGTTCGTTTGACCCAAGGTTTCCCGCAGAATTGCAACTCGTTATCAAGCGTTTTGAGCGTGATGATGCGTACATTGCAACGCTGGAAAAAGAGGTTATCAAGTTCTTGGCTGAACTCGATGACAAGTTAAATAAAGTTAAATCAAGAGGTTAATATGGAACAGAAACGAGACAACTCAGGTGTGTTGTTTAAAAACGACAAGAAGGAACAGGAGAAACATCCTGACTACAAAGGTAGCATCATGGTAGACGGGAACGAATACTGGTTATCTGCTTGGATTAAAGAAGGCAAGTCTGGCAAGTTTATGGGTTTGGCAGTATCACCGAAAGATGGTCAGCCACCAGCAACTAAGTCAATGCCTTCTGATTTGAAAGACGATGACATCCCGTTTTAATCAGGAGTATGTGGATGTGCCACTTACCAGTACAGAAATTATGGTCTGTACTTATATAGGTAAGTTGCGCAACCACATTACTAGCCAACACGCACAAGATAGAAAACAAGATAAAACATTAGATGGTATACAAATATCTATAAATGGAGTGATAACAGAATATGCGGTCTCTAAATTTCTTAAATTGCCATTTGATTTAAATTGTGATTTTAGAAAATTTGGGGCTGACTTAATCACTCGTAAAGGAAAAACAATAGATGTTAAATGTGCAAGCAAAATAGGTGGAAATCTAAATGCTGTTGGCTGGTCAATCAAAAAACCAGTTGATCTTTTTGTGTTGACAGAGATACATACAAATTGCGTAAGAATGGTTGGATGGATTTATAGTCAAGATTTTCTTACGGAAAACAACAAAATGGATGTTGGAAATGGTGAATACTATACTGTTAATCAAACTGAACTTATACCTTTTGAGGTCATCCTATGAGTCTGTGGCGTAAGCGAAATGTTCACCATAATGAACAAAAACACGACAATTTGTCCGATCCACTGGACTTATTGCATGAAGAAAATGTGCGTTTGGGCTTGTACGAAGATGTTTATGATTTAGGTATCAAGTCGGAGAAAGCAATGCGTGAAGTGCAAAGATTAGGTCAGGAAATACAAGGAGAACACATGATATGGGTAGACCCACCAGAGGGGTGGAAGTATGGTTTCCCTGCCATATATGACCCTGAGAAAGATGGTCAGATGAGCGATTGGATTGTCAGAAAAGGCTATCCACTTCTGACAATTAAGGAATATGGGGAATCATGGGCGG